AAGAAAACAACCTTCAAGCATCGCACCGATAGCGAATTCGCTGAGCAGGTAGCAACCCGCCAGCGTATTCAAGGTGGCGCAAAATCGCCACACACTGCAAAGCGCTCCGAGGGACCACCAGTGAAGCGCGTAAAGAAGTAACCCGATGGCCCGACGCAGACCACCCCTTCAAGACCGTCTCGACAATGACAAGCACGAACAGTTTGCCCGTTGCATAGGCAGCGGGAATGAGCCGTTGGTTTGTTATTTCGGTGTGGGGTACCCGATGGACGAGGAAGCCGCGAAGTCTCTCGCACGCACCAAAGCTATTCGGCTGAGAGCCGAGGAATGGTTCAGACAGACAAAACCTCGCGGATACCAACTGAACGGGTATAAGCATCCAGTATGAACAAACAGGTCCTCCTTGTAGTCCCTTGGTGGAAGAAGCCCCGCTTCTTTGACCGAAGCCCGGACGCCTACGTTGTCCATCCATACGAAGACCTACCCCTGAAAGACTTTGTCGTGGACATGATAATGATGGACGTAGAATTGAAACACGAATGGGACGAACTCATGGATGAGTGGTTCCATGAAGACGTTGTCCCGTGTCTGGGGGCCGAAGGCGGTTACATCGCATGGTGCCGAGAACAAGAACAAGAGACACCCGATGCCCCGACTTGACAACCCAAAGCACGAAGCGTTCGCGCTGAACCTCGCCAAAAGCGTGAAGCAGATAGAAGCTTACGCTCTGGCTGGTTACAGTCCGAATCCATCTGCCGCCAGCCGTCTTGCTGCCGAGCCCATGATCGCGGATCGCATCGTTGAGTTGCAGACAGAAATACGCGGCAAGATCAACACTGCCATGGCCCGACCGAATGAAGAGACGTTCGCGTCTTTGAAGGAAATGGGGCTCACCATGGAGTGGGTCGCCGAGCAGTACAAGAACATCTATCACGAAGCTCTGGAAGCAAACTCTTTCGCCGCAGCGAACACCGCTGTGAAGAATATCCAGAAGCTGATCGAGATCGAAACAGGTGGCGGGACTGGTGAAGAAGAGCAGCACACGCCAACGATAAAAATCAATGAAGTCACAGACATGCTGGTCGCAGTTAAAGAATTGGTTCAATTGGGGCAAAAAGAAGGCACCTACGCTGCGGATCAATTCAAAGACGTCACACCACAGCAGGTACTGGCGACACAGGTGGGAGCAGGTGACAATGATCACAGCGATTGAACGCGCCCAATATAGAGACGCATTGGCACGCCTTACCGATCTGTCCGGCACACTTGAAAAGTCTGTCACAGAAGGGACCCCACTGAATCGAAATGTGGGTATGGCTATTTCTCGAATGGTCGATTCAGAAGACCCTGAAACGCAGATTAGAGCCTTGCGCGCGCTCATCACCAGCCTCGATAAGCAGTACGATGAACAACTTCGCTACGCAGCGCAGTTCAAGTTCTCGCCGTTCTGTGAATACATGGTCCGAGCCGAGCCCCCGGCGATGCACCACGAATTCCTGATCGACCACATGGAAATGATCCACAACAAAGAGATCATGCGTCTGGCTATCTCGATGCCACCGGGCTCCGCCAAGTCAACGTATTCATCCATCCGCTTCGCGGCGTGGCACCTTGGACGTAAGCCGAATGATCGCTGGTTGCAGGGTGCGCACACGCAGACGTTTGCCAAGGACCGCCTTGGTAAGCCTGTCCGCAACATGATCGCCGACCCCCGCTTCCGCGAAGTATTCCCTGAGACAGGTTTGTCTGCATCCTCGTCGGCTGCGGACTATTTCGAATTCGTTGGTGGGGCCGGGTATTACAAGGCTGTCGGCGTGGGTGTGGCTGTTGCCGGTTACCGTGCAGACATCGCCGCAATCGATGACCCAATTGCATCCCGTGAAGACGCGGAGAGCCCGACCATCCGCCGTAAGCTGCACGAATGGTTCATGGATGACTTTGGCACCCGACCGATGCCGGGCTCGCCTCTATTCGTCGTGGCTACACGCTGGCATGAAGACGACCTGATCGGACACGAACTCGAACGCCTCGAATCTGGCGTGGCTGAACACGACTGGACAGTTATCAATATTCCCGCACTCGCAGGTGACAACGATCCGCTTGGACGTCAACCCGGTGAGGGTCTCTGGCCCGAGGTATTTGGCACTGCATTCTTTGAAGCCAAGCGTCGCGGAACGATCCCACGTACGTGGAACAGTCTCTATCAAGGCGTACCTACCGACACCGAAGGCGGTGTATTGAAGTCGGAGAACATCAACCGCTACAAGACTGTCCCCGAGGACATCATGCGCAAGGATGGGCAGGGCGTACACAAGAAAGTTATCAAGCGCGTCACCCTGTCTGTTGACTGCGCCGAGAAGGCCAAGGAACGTAATGACTGGACGGCAGCGACTGTCTGGATTGAGACGACCGATGGCAGACACTTCCTCGTTCACGCAGGCCGAGCCCGCCTAGAATTCACGCCGCTGACCAAGTGGATCGATACGCTTGCAACAGAGTGGAACGTCGATCAGGTGCTGGTGGAAGACAAAGGCGCAGGCACGCAGTACATTCAGGTGCGCAAGGAAAAGCCAAAGGGCTTCCCAGTCATTCCGATGAGCACCATGAACAAGTCCAAGGAATTCCGCTTCGACGGCGTCACACCGATGTTCGCCGCAGGCCGCGTTCTGTTCCCAGAAGCAGGCAACGATTGGATAGCTGATCTTGAGCACGAATTGCTTGTGTTCCCGAACGGCAAGAACGATGACTATGTGGACAGCGTCTCGCAGTACCTTGCGTACAGCAGAAAAGGGAACGTCAAGCGTGGCTCGCGTTCTGTCAACAGCGGCATGCGTGGCGTTTAACGGCGCTGCAACTCGTTCAGGATGATGCGCAAAGCACCTCTGGCATGATACCCAATCAACCCCGATATCAGGGCGATGGCTATCACAGCAGGCTGACCGAATGCAGGCAACATAACTGCTGAAAGCATCAACAATATACCAAGCATCGCGAGTATTTCACAAAGTCTTTCCATGCGGCACAAATACATACCATTTGTTCGACCGTCAACAGCTTATTCTCTTGACCTGTTCGCCTGTAGGTGGCATTATTTTCATATCAGGTAAGGCTCATCTGATATGTCCTCCAATGTTGAACTTCACGCCCCGCCCTTAATCCGGCGGGGCTTTTTTGTTTGGGACCCTTGGGAATCGGAAAGCCCCCAGCCCATTTCCTGGCGGGTTATCCGGCGGTGTGACGGGTGGGTTACCAGATCGTTAATAATTTATCAATAGCGAAATTAGTTCTTGTATAGCGAAACCGAATCGCTTATGTGTTGTTCAACGGAATGAAAAGGAGATCGACGTGGACACAGATACACAAAAGATAGAACGGGTAGACGTCTGGTGGGTTCAGGAGTTTAAGACTTGGGCCGTCACGATGTATGACGCGGAGGGAAACTCTATGCCACAGGACAATGGCGAAGAGTGTGAATACCATCACCGCAAGCACGACGCGGTACGGTCAGCGTCATTGATCTGTGAGCAGCATGCTGTTAACCTTTCCGTCTATACAAAGAACGGGACCTTTAACTGATGTTGCAATACGCCTTCATGCTCCACTTCAAACAGATGGTTGATCGTAAGATCGCAGCCATGACGGAAGAGGACTGGAAAGCTCTGGAAGAGGAAGTGTGCATCAATGAAGAGTTTGATGCACACAGCCCATCCCTATGCGTCGTACAGGGACCCAAAGAAATTCGATACCGGGCCACCATCGTTGCAGGACCCATGGGATTTCATGGGAGTGTGTCCAAGGTGTATCTCGGACCTCGTCATGACACCATCGAACATGCGCTGTCTGATGCTGTAGATGCCGCGCATCTTACGGAAATCGGCGGAACAACCGGCCTTCTCCACGCCTATCAGTCTATCCGATAAGCCTTGCAAATAAGGCCCTACACTACCTGGCGAAGACTCAGGCGCGATTATTTAGCAAGCGAGAAATTTAACAATTTGATTCGGTGTTGCACAGATGCCACAGGGCGCTGACGCGCCTTAGTATCATAGGGACCCATGCGAATCGAATCACCGGCACCCTCTTAATTTGGAAGATGTGACAAATTATTTCCCTGTCCCATAAAATCCCATGACCGACCACGAATCAGTCTACCCGAATCACCTGATCCTGTAAAGCATTGAAAAACAACGGTATATTTTGTCACATTTGCCCGAATCATGTGACATTTTCTAGTATTCCGCACATTATCTGCACCTGATTCGTGCCCAGAGCAGGGACCCAAGCGAATTCACATGCAGGGACCCAAGCGAATCGAATCACCGGGACCCTTGTTTTTTAATGAGGGGGCGCACTATGTTTTGTCACATTGGTCGGGGACCCTAACAGATTTACATGCGGGGACCCTATCGAATCGAACAAGGGGACCCTAGTGAATCGACGCAGGCTTGGGTGTATGCTATAAGTGATTCGCACCCCCTGACGGGGGAAACAGGAGCATTGACTTGATAGAAAACCTCAAAGGCCCAAAGGATCACTCTAATAGAGGCGATTGGTGGCATGTTGATAGCCAAGAGCGAAAGATCGGATACCTTTGGCCCGAGGATATGCGCGCCGTGCTCGAAAGCATCTGGGGACGTCGTCAGGGTATAAAGAACTTCGCCCGCTACGCGGGGCTCAACATCACGACCGTCGAGAAGTATTGCAACGGTAAGGTACCCGTCCCAAAACATATCGCGCTGCTGGTGCTAAACATGCAGGAGCTATTCCTCGAACGCGGCGCACATCTTAAAGCGCACCCGTGGCGATCTATCCCCACCGTTGATGCACCGTGGCTACCAGAAGAGCGTCAAGACGAGAAGTTCACCGTCCCGACCAAGCCGTTCGGTTGATACACGCTCTTATCAGAAGCTTTCATTTTCGTTATCACGATCTTTCATTTTCAGTATAGCGCACGCACCCGCACCCGCTGACGCGGGCATGCAATAGGTTTTTATGCTGTGCGGTTGATCGGTAATCCTGCTGCCAACACTGGCGACCTTGAACGCGCGCAGCGTGTTCATGGGAGCAGCATTGCCACAGTCCCGCGTCAGCGGGTGTTGCCGATTCGTTCCTGATTCGTTCCAGCGCCTTATCATGCTCTCGCATTTTCGTTATCACACTGGATCATTTTTCTTATCATGCTCTCGCATTTTTCTTATCACGCGCTTTCATTTTTTCTGGCGAGCGAACTCGCGCACTGGCGCGCGCTCTTGTCACGATCTCGCGATTTTCTCTTATCACAATCTCTGATTTTTTCTATCGCGGAATCCGATTTTGTGGCGCGCCGCGAATCGAATCCGCCCGCCGCCCGCCAAAAAAAAAAAAATTTTGAACGGATTCCGCACTCCTAAACCGTCCCCTACTCGCCCGGTGTCCGCCCGGCTTTCCTGACCTCACATAGACTTTACCCCGATTCGCGCGGCGGGGTCAATAGAAAATCCCGCCGCGCTTAAATTATTTTTCAGGCATCAGAATCCGCTTGACTTGCGGAATCGTTTTACCCGTCCGCCGCGCCAATTCCGCGACCGTTAGATTCGGGTACCGGTCGAAAATTTCGCGGATATCCGAATCGCTCGCGCCGTGCGCACTTGGCAAATTTTCCATCACTTGACCTTTCCCGCGCGCCGCGCGGCTTTTGAGGCGGCGCGCTTTTGTTTCTTTGAACCCGGACGCCCCCACGAACCCGCCGCGCGGCGTCCGATTTTCTTTGCAGTGTTTTCCATGGCGCTAGGCCTTTCACTGTGGCGCGCTTAATACCGGCGCGCGCCTTAAACCGTACCGCCCCTGCATCGGGCAGCTCACAAGTGTTATGACATAGGGCAAAACGATTCGCAAGAAAAAAGATTTAGGTTGATTGAGTTTTTTTTCTTGTACGCCGTGGCCCATTGTGTATAAAGGAATCAGTTGAAACGCTGTTGAAAGGAATCACAATGGCAAACGGTGCAATAATTTTTGAGGGCAAAAGCGCAATTGACGGGCGCGATATCGTGGTAATCGCTACAGGACTCAAGGCGTCGAGCGCTAACGTCAAAACGGGCGCGCTTGTCCAGACGTGGATTCTGCTGAAAGATATCCACCCGCAAGAGGCGGCGGATACTGGCGCGGACTCGTCAATCTGTGGCGCGTGCCCTCATCGCGGTACGCTGGAAACGCAAGCGGATGGCACGACAAAAAACGTCGCGCGGTCCTGCTACGTGACTCTATTCCAAGCGCCGCGCAATATTTGGCAATCCTACAAGCGCGGAATCTATCCACGCGTCAAAGGCGACAAGGCGCGCGCTTTACTTGCCGGGCGCAATGTCCGACTCGGTGCCTATGGTGACCCGGCGGCGGTACCTTTCCATATCTGGAATCACGTGCTGGCAGATACCGCGCGCGGTACGGGATACACACACCAATGGAAAGCGTGCGACTCGCGCTTTGCGCGCTATTGCATGGCAAGCGCGGATAACGCACAAGAGGCCGAGCAAGCGCGCGCGCTAGGTTACCGGACGTTTAGAGTCGGCACGCGTGCCGAGTCGATTGTGCAAGGCGCTGAATTCTTGTGCCCGGCGTCAAAAGAGGCTGGACAGAAAACCAATTGCGCGGCGTGCCTTGCATGCGGCGGCACGCGTTCGCCTAACAAGGCAAGCGTGTTTATTCCGGCGCATGGCGCGGCGGGAAAGATTAACGCGTTTGAAAAGCGCATAGCAGAAAAGGAGTCGGCGCATTAGATTAGGTTTAGGCGAAATCGCAATTCTACTCGTGATGTTAGTAATTTTGCGCTACATATAAAAGCAAGGCAAGGCGGA